CCTTGAATACCTCACCGGCTGGACCGCCGAAATAAAGTTCCCCTTGGAACACACACATAGCTCGGGCATCCCAATTGGTGTAACGACACCATGCGCCCGTTTCAGTATTTGAAATAAGCAACGTTGGATTATAATTTCCAATGGGGCTAGGTGGTGACATAACAGCCATCTTGCGTTCAGGCCAAATTTCACACTGCCAGTCGTCAAGACCTCGTTCATCAACGGCTTTCTGCCATTCATCCTGAATATTATAAGACACAGCAGCAGGAGATAGAGCTGTAACATCAAGACTGATAGCCTTGGAAAGCGGGATAAGACCAACGCTTGTAGCTACAGCAATATCGCCTCCGCCCCTGAAGTGAGCGCGATTACCCAAAGGGCGACCAATACGATAAGTTCCAACAATACGCCAATCGTTTGTAGCTTCAGGATATGATCCTTGGAATACAGCAGCTTCTCCCTCAGATGAAGTAACAACCATCTGATCAGAAAGCCCACCCGAAGCACCGCTTTCAAATGACCATGGAGCGCCCCATAGAACGCTGCCGCCCATATTGAATATACCGCCCATTGGGTACAAAACAGGCGCGCCCCCTACCGCATCCGGCGCATCCATATACCAAATATTGAGGGAATCTTTTTGCACGAACCAAAGTCGGTTTTTGTAAGCCCAAACATATGACATGTCGGCAGTAGTTAAGGAGTCTGGGAACGTGATTCCAGGGACAAGATTACTTGATACGCTTGCAGCTTGTGCGTCACCGCCCTCGCTACCGTTCAGGAATTCATTGTCTTGGAATGATCCAGTTACGTCAGTGAGAACTAAACCACCACCGGGAAGAACTTCGTAAACAGTGCCTACTGCTCCACTTGTCCCTCCTGTAATGACTTCTCCAACAACGAAATCTTGCGTGATATTGTCGTATGATAAAGCCCACGCGCCTCCAGCTGAATATGGATAGAACCCATTCCCATCAAAGATAAACCCAGTAGACGTTCCATTAACACCTACAAGGTATATCCCTCCGGTTGTTGCGAATTGAACCGTAATCCAATTGCCGCCTAGGGCTCCTTCAAAAACCTCATGATCTTCAGTAGATGATTGACCAAAATAATCACCATTTTCAGTGACGATATAATCGCCATTCTCTGTAACCAATCGGTAGTTATCCGGTACAAGTATGTTGGTTATGTCGTAAATGGTATTTGCAGTGGAGGAAAACATGCGACGATTAAGGCCATTCACGTATGTGAATAGAGAAGTTACATCATCCTCTCCATTGCCTAGCGTAGCATATAGTTCTTTACCTCGGCGCATGACTGCAGTGGTAGCAGTAGGAAAGAAGTTATCTAGCACAGCCGCACCTTGCGGCCCTTGCTGTTGCGTAGGGCTGGCAAGATTACGGTTACTAATCCACCCGGCTGTAGGAGCGTCAAATTTCTTTACATCAGATTTACGTTGCGCCGGTCTTTTTGGTGCAAGGATAGGGCGATTGTACATTCTGTCATCCTAGCTCAAAAGGCCATGCTAAATGTGTATTTAAGAACCTGCGCCTAGATCTGGCACGATATACGTTTGTACCTTTATCCTTAGCAGCCAACTGGTCCAAGGCCATTACAAATTGCTCTTGTTGGCCAGTGTAATCCAGCTTTTTATTCTCGAGCCAACGCCATATAAGCCCCAAAGTTAAAAGACGCTCGCCGCCTTTGATAGCAAATTCGTCTGTATCTTGTGTAAACTCTGGCTTGTCTGAGTTGTTTGAATCAATAGCATAATTCAGAGATATGTATGGAAATGTTGCGCTGTTCTGCACATTTGGAGGTGGAAAAAAATGAATCTGATTTTGATAAATCGTCCATGCGCCGGGGAGTAATTCAAAATTGCGTGCTTTTCGATAAAGGAAATCATTCAGATTATCGATGTGCTCATATCCCCATACCCAATTATTCAAATCCTGAATATTGGTAACAACCAATTGCCGATCATAGTCATCAGGCATGTCAAAAACTTCCGTCACGCCATCGGTTGGTACGTTGTAGACTTTAGTCAGCGCCTGCCAATCTGTATATTTGCATATATCTTTTGCCACCTCATTTAAAAGGTCAACAATCTCCAATTCAAATTCTTCTGAAGATGTAAAAAAGACGGCGGGCTTTTGGCCCACCAATCTAATTGCAGCAGATTGCATTGCTGACAGAATTGTCATTTACATTCCTTTTGCAAGGTTTACCAATGACGCATGATTCAAACGACCATCGGGACGTGTGCTTGTTTTCTGTTCAATCATATCACGTAATTCATCCTCTGTCATCGCTTCATACAGTTCTTCCTCGACGGGAGGGATAACAGTAGAAGGGCTTTCAAGTTCTGAAATACGCTTTTTAAGCGCTTCAATTTCGCTTGCAGCTGCGGCAGACGGAGAATGATCCTGCGTGTATTTACGAGCAAATTCTTTAAGGGTATTACCAAGCATTCCAAGCGACTTAAGCTTGTCTCCTTCAAGGCTGTTTAGAGCCTCAATGCTGTAAATACGATGAACGCGGCAAATAGAAAGCTGCTCTTCTGTCACGCCATAAGGGCGCAACATTTCAAGAGGTGTTCCCATTGCCTGCTGAGGATTGCCTTCTTTGAACATGCGATACTGGTCAGCCCAACGTTCAGCATAAGTGATGGACTTATTGCCTTCACGCCGCCAAGACTGATGCGCCGGGAACACAGGGGCGTAGTGGTTAGACCCCGCGAACCGGACCTCTACAACTTCACGCATTTCAAGAACAGCATGTCCAGCCGTTTCCGACTTTGGGATGTTTTCAATCTCAACGATTTTAAAAAATGGCGTAACCGTAAGATCACGCGTATCAATCTCTACAACTTTAGTCATTTGTTTTCCTTGTCTGAGAAGGGGAGAAAAGGGGCCGAAGCCCCTTTATATTAAAGCGCAAAAACTCGAGCGTGGAAATAAGCGCCCGCTGGAACAGCTGCTGCTGGCCCTTGCAAAACACCGCTGGCATTTGCAGTAGTTACGAACGATGCATCCATATTAACACGTGCACTGGCTGCAAGAGCCGTTGCACCGTTCTGGACCCAAATGTAATCGTAACCGTCATCGCCTGTTTCACGATTACCCAGCTTATAAGATGGGGTCGTAATACCAGACAATGGAGCCGTAAGCGGGGTCACTCCCTGAATGCCAGTAAGATCCCAATAAGGCAGACCGACGAAAACATCGTCGAGCTGTGGACCTAGCTGAGGGGTAGTTCGGAAAGGTACGGAGTTAGCCATATCTCAAGCCTCCTTATGCCGTGATGATGCGGTAAGAGAACAGTGGGTTCTCAAGAACGAGCTGACCAGACCAAACGATGCCCTGTGCTACTGCGTCCTGGTTGATCGGTCGCATACCATCACCTGGATGGAAAGGCACAAACGACTGATCTGGGAACTCATAGAGAGCCAGACCCTTTGTATCGATACCAAAGATGGTGTTGGCTGGCATAACAGTGCCGATACCACCAGCTGCCACGATATCGACAGGACCTGCTGGGGTCATATAAGTAAGACCGGCGAAGCCAAGTCGGCCAAGACGTTCTGAAACGATACGCTGGTGAGCAACGAACGATGCAGAGATAGCCTGATAAGACAGGGAATCTGCGATCAGCAGGTCTGCATAACGACCATTACGCGAACGGTTCAAAGAGATACGTTCGATGATTGGACGTGCAGTCGTGCTATCCCACGTGGTGAAACCAGAAACATCACCATTTGGAATATTGAAAGTCGAAGTTCGCCAGTTGGGGACAGTTGCGCGATCAATGCCGCCATATACGCCAGTGTTTGGAATAACTGGAATAGCGCCACCAAGGCCGATAAGTTCACGACCGCCCGCGCCGGTACCATCACCGATCATTGCTACTTCAAACTCTTCCTTAACCGACTTTTCAGCCGCGTCAAGGTAGGTTTCCATAAGGTCAATGACTTCTTCTTCGCCGCGGGTGTACATCAATTCAGTGCCGGTTAGCGAGAACATGCTAACAACGCGCGACCAGTTGAACACAGCAGAATTGAGAAGTTCTTTCGGTGTGATTTCGATCTTGTCATAGCCAGTGAACCACTGCGCCTGCAACTTATCGAACTGCACCGGAATGCGAAGTTCTGGACCGCCAGCGCGCTTTACACGAATACGACCTTCATCGCGAAGGATTCTGGTTAGTGGCGTGGCATTATAAACGATATCCTGCACCTCACGCGACCGTCGAGCAACGGCAGCAGTGAGAAGCTGGCGATAATTTCTATCCTGTACGATAGCCATTAATTAAGCTCCTGAAGCTCGCTTGAGTTTACGCATTTCGTCCTCAAGCATTTCACGTGTTGACATTTTCTTTTCCGGTTCTTTGACCTCTAGAACATTTCCCGGAGAAGACTTGATTGATTTGTTGCCGTTGAAGTCTTCGTCAACACGGCGTTCAGTGCTAGCCTGCCTTGTCTGTAGCTGCTCGACATTTGAAGAAGGGTTAATCCTTTCAGCCATGTCGTATGCCGCCGCCAGCTTATCAGCAGGGCTTAAATTTGCTGGTATCTTACCAGATTGCAGGAAAAAAGCAATATCCTGCTCTAGCTCATGATAGCGTGGATGTTCGCGAATAAAAGGCTCGATATATGTTTGATGAGCCATTTGAGCCTGCATAGCGTTTAGCTGCTGCTTAAGGCCGTCAACTTCTGGATTCTGTTGAGGCTGCTGCATTTGTTGGCGTTGCGGCTGCTGCGATACGTATTCATGTGGAGACTGCGCCATATGCTGTGCCAACTGCTGCGGCGGGATGCCGTATGCCCTCAAGATGTGGGACAGCGCCTGCTGTGGATGCATATTCAGATTGGAAAATAGCTGTTTAAACCCTTCGGCAGGATCTTCACTAAACTTACGTTCAATCCCCACATAGTTTTGCAAAGCCTGCTTGACAGTAACATTGTGCTGCTTGCCTAGCTCTTCATACTCTCGCAGTTCCTCACGGAATTGATGGGATTCCCGGTACTGGGAAACCTCCTGTTCGTGCTCCTTGACGATGCGAGAAACTTCTGACTGCACTTCATTAGGCGTATTTCGCCATAGTTCTTTTGCCCTTGGAAGAAAGCGAGCAGGAGGCTCAGGGCGGTCTCGGTTCTCAGACTTCCGTTCGGCTGGCTGTTCCTTAACCTGCTCGCTTGCGTCGATTTCCTTTTCAGGAACGGCGCTCTTTCCAGCCTTATCGTCAGTAACGATAGGCTTAACCTCTTTGACAACAGGTTCTTTTGGAGCTTTTTCTTTATCAAGCTCTGCCTTCAATGAATCTCGTACAGATTCAGGCTTTGCGGGTGCCTCGGTCTTTACTTCTTCAACAGGGGTGTCTACCTTGCCGCCGCCTGAACGTGCGTGTGTAGCATTATCTTCAAGCGTTGTTGATACTGGTTCCACTGCCGTTTGCTGAATTACTTCATCGGTCATTTTATACCTCGTCTGAGAAGGTCATAGGGTTAAACTTCGCTAATAGCGCGCTTGATATCATCTCGACGCTTCTTACGGTCAAATTCAGGTGATTTAAAGTCAGGCAAGCTTTCGTTGCCCATCTCAATATAACGCTCGCCTTTTGGGTTTCCATCGGGGAGAAGCGTCTTACGATAACCAGAAAGCGTGTCGTGCATCTTGCCATCCATACCCATGCACGGGGCGATGCTGTCCTGACGAAAATAGGGCTTAGACAGGGTACTGGACCCCATCTTTGCCCTGTGTTCTGCAACCATTTCTGAAATAGATTTCATTATGGTGTAATAACTCCTGCTGTACGAAGCTTTGCTAGCAGTGCGTTAAAATCCGTTACAAGCCCGGCAACGTCTGTTGCTGTGCTATTCGCCTGAGCCGCCTGAATTAGCACCGTACCGCGCACCGCACCGGATGATACACCAGGAATGGCGTGAACATGGTCATTACGAGCGAATGCCGTTCCTGTGCCAACTGCTGCTGCAGCGGATAGAGCTGCTGGGGCCGTTGTCGCTGCAGCCGGGATTGCTGTATTGCCTGCAAGAGCGGTAGTTGCCGTAGTCCCCACTACAGGAGGAAACGTGGTAGGTTTGCCTGTTACATCAGCCCACGCAACTGCGCCGCCTGCGCCTGATTCAATCTGGTTACGAACTTCTTTAGCAAGTTCGGGGACCATCGAAAGTTCTACTAGTCGATCTACTGGTGTCTGTGCCATGGTATTTCCCTTTGGAGTTAGTAATCTTCACCGAGTATTTCAGATGCCATTATACCCCATTCAGGTCTATACCACATAATGGGTTTTAATTCAGTACCTTCTATAGCAGGTGCGCGAAAGAAAGTCCAAGCAAGTCCTGTTCCATCACTCACCACCGAAATGTCTCTCACAGTGCAGTTTCCTGTAGCTGTAATGGTTATTTCTTCCAACAAGTTACTAGTTGTTCCGAATACCGCACCGCACGATATAAGGCCTTTTGCGGGTGCTCTATACGTAACTGTCACGCTTGCGGTTCTTAAAGAAACACTGCCACTTTCAACGTCAACTATGCACCTAGCCCCAGCCCTACGCGTGGCTGGAGGATGCTGGATGGTTAATGTTCCTTCTGTGAGGCCAGTATGGACGAATGATTCACCATCAATTGACCACCCTTCGCCACCTATAACCCATGGACCTGAAGGGGTAAAATCCTGGTCAACGTTAGTTCCACAGAACATATAACCATCAAACATAATCTCAGTATTTTCGACATACTGACGATGGTATTGATCGTTTTCCGTGTTAAAAAAGATACCCTTAATAACACCGCCATCAGTAGGCCCAACAGTCAAACTGGCGGCTGGAGAACCTTGCCCGTGCTGTTCATCGCTCCAACCAACCAACTCAGGCTGAATACCAACCATTTCATTGACGCGTATTGCCCCTTGGTTGCAGTGTCCACCTGTCACATTGATGGTGAAGTCCGCGGCTTCCTGTGTCATTCCTGTGCCAACAGCAATGAGACCCAATAATGGACCTGATCTAGACTGATTAACAATAGTCAATGGTTCGCCACCATGTGCGATTTCAATGACTGGGTCTCCGGAATACTGGCAAGCAAGCTCTACAACAATGCAGTCAGACGCTAGGTCAAATTCTCTCGAGAAGTTATCCAACCCATTGTCATTAAGAGCAACGTAATCCATTGCTCCCCACTGAACTGGCGATGGAGGTTCTCCACCTTGTATTACCAGAGGAACCCCGCCGCTTTCTACAAGCGTAATTGGTGAACCTAAGCCATTCTCAGCAACAGTAGCTAATGGCGCTCCACTGACAACTGATACAACAGGAGCGCCGTTTGGTGAGATGACTACGGGGAATCCATTATTCGGCATTTACGCACCCCACGCAGCAAAGAAAGCAAAAGCCATGGCAACGTAGGCGAATCCGCGTGAAATAATCCAAGAATGCTTGCCGTCATCCTGAGCTATAAACTGTGAAATGCCACCGAAAAGCAAAGACGAGGCAACCAAACTAGGACCATTAAACGAAACGCAGATGCCAAACGCCGCGAATAGAATTGCACCACAAATTGCGTAGGTTGATTTAGGCATTATCTCTCTCCAAAGATGAAACATTCCTAAATGCAAATCCTTTAGGAAGACCGCAATATTTTTTCGTAAGAATATAAACTCCCTCACCAAATTCTTTGCATGGTACTTTTTTTGGGTTTAGATACAAATCAGTATTATGTCTCATTTCATGCTCGTTCATTATCTCTCTCCATCTGGCTTACCGCCTGCACACTCTCGTTAAATTCCTGCGAACGATTAGCGCGCACTTCCGATTCCGCTCTAAACGCCGTATCCACCTGCTGTTGCTCAGTCTCACGGGCTTCCTTGTACTCCTCAAGATCCTGCTTGCGAACGTCTAGGCCGATCTCTGCAAGAATTTTGGCAGTCTGAGCCTGCATAAGATTTTGCTTAGCATCCATGTCAGCCATCTTAGCAGTAAACTCTTGCTCTTGCTTAGATAGCTGCAACTGCAACTTTCCAGAATCAATCTCAAACTGAGCCTTATCCTTTTCGGCTCGCAATTGCATATCCTGCATTTTACCCATAAGCTCTGCCTGCTTCAACTGAGCATCGGACTGAACCTTGGCCATCTGGGCTTGCGCTTTAGCCATTTCAGCTTCAGCAAGCTTGTTCTGAGCCTCGATAAGCGCCTGTTGCTCCCCGCCTTCTTGTGGTGGCTGGTACTGGCTGGCTTCATCAATGAAATTATCAATCAGCCCATCAAGTTCACGGCCAATACGATAAGGTCCTAGAACAAAGTTCAGCATACCGCCTGCTAGAGCAGAGCCAGCCGGTCCCATTTGAGCCAAACCTTGCAACGCCTGAGACGCTGTTGAGAATGTGGTTAGAAACTCATTACGGCTAGACTTTTCCTGGATTTCATCCGTCAAAATAGTGCTATCTGATGCAATCTCGAATGCAAAGCAACGGCTTTTGTCGTTACGCAATAGATCGAAAATAGCCTCGATTGGTATCTCAGAATTAGCCTCTTGCAGCATAGGTGCATATTTCTGCAAAATACCCTGCTGGGTTTCTTTGAATTTGCCTTCTATTTCCTGTTGATCTTCAGGGGGTATTTCACCACCCGATTGCTGACGTATACCATTGACGTACTCTTCCGTCTTGGTTTTCAGCCCTTCGATTTCTTTCTCAGCCGCCTGCTCAATGCCTTTAATCTGCTTATCAATCTGCGCTTGCGTTGATATAGGCATCTGAGACATTTCAATCAGTGTGTCTTTTGTGAAATTCTCACTGATGATTTCGGCTGAAATGCGTACTGCATCTGCTGCAATACGTTGCAACTCATCAATCTTTTGACGAACTCTAACAGAGCCATACTGCGTCTTAAGCTGCTGTGCGCCTAATGTCTCATCCGCTTCTGTAGCACCACGCATAATGTCAGAAATGCCAGATAACTGATAAAAGTCTTCAATCAGCTTAGATCTTGCGTCAATCAACCCTGTGATAGCCGTGGCAACTTCAACCAATGGCATCCACGTGACCATGTTGGAAGCATCACCATTAATCGTAGGAACGAAGATAACTGTTTCGTCATCTTCACTACGTATAAGCTCACTAACAGCATCCCGAATATCACCGCTACCCGCGACAATACCTTTAAGCTTAACTTTCTCCAAAAGAAGATAAATACGCGCTGTTAGGGTGTTTATTTTGTTGAAGTGAACAGCGTACCTGGTGTAATCAGGCACAGGAATAAGGGTGCGCCGAGCAATTGTTCCATAAGCAGGACGAGGGCAAGGGAAAAAGTCTTTCAGCTTTAGATGTGGCTCATCCTCATCCAGAAGCAAATCAACGTTTTCAGATACCCAATAAACCTTATTGTCTGGACGGTGCCAAACCTCCCAAACGCTACCTTTTAACGACTTGTCGTCGCTGCCCCGATCTTCATCATCACGCCTCTTGGATAGCTTCACATCTTTGTAAACGTCTCCAGATGCCTTCGAGAAGCGCTTACGCAGCTCTTTACGTGTCATCCAAGCGCGACGAGCAACCCAGCCAACCTCAGACCATTTGCGGGCTGGTTCATGAAGGAAGTCAGTACGGTCCAAATGCTCAATGCAAACGCGCTGCTTGCCTTTTTCGGATTCATACGTAAGCCACATAACGCCGCGATTTGTGAAGATAAGGTCATCTCTCACCTCACACATAACGTCATCGATATTGGAGCGATCAAAGTTTGAGATAGATACGCGCTCTAACAGTTCAGCCGTTTTTGACTTAACCGGATCACGATCTTTAAATTGTGTGGAAACTACAGGCTTTGGCGGGCGCGCATAAACAGCAGGCTTTAGGATTTCATATGAAGCCCAAAACAGGTCAAGCTCTCCATCGGTCCAGCTTTCGCCATATGGGCGATTGTATCCGTTGTATTTGCTGTAGACGTTATCAATGCGTTCGCATTCATCCTGCCATTCGCGGAATTTATCTTTTGCGTTCTGCAACACGCCTAAGACAACGCTGGACGATTTTGGCTCGTCTTTTAATTCAAGCGTATCGGCTGGCTGAATTTCTTCTTCGTCCACGTTATGGCCTCATGTTGCTATAGCAAACGCAAGGTAGCACGTTGGGCAAGAAAAGAAAAGGCCCACCGAAGTGAGCCTATGAAGTCACAGGTTGGAGGTGCCCGAGGACATTTAAACCCGCCTCCACTGCCAGTGTTACAAAGCCACCGCTGGCTGGGCAATCACAGCGAGATTACTCGCAACCCGGCCTAATTACAAGGCTGTCTTTCCAGTCTACGTTGCCGCGTTTGTAGGAGGAGAAAATGATAGCTTCGATAGGACGGATGCATTTGAATGTACCCCATATATACTGTAGCGGGCTTGGCATGTGCGTAAACAAAAAAGCCCTGCCGTCACTTCCTCTGACCAGATACTTAAACTCCGGCGCAACGTGACCCCAATCAATGCTGTCTGGTGTTTTGGCGATGCGGTATTCACAACGCGCCCAATCCCACAAAGGATTAGGCATATATCCATCCTCTGTATGAATCTCCTCCCCATCCACATAAGCCTGCATCACTTCAATCATGCGCTTGGTGCGTTCGATGTGGTCTTTATTCATTGCTTGTTTCTCCAAAAAAATAAATATACCCTTTATAATCAAATTTAGTCGCCATATATGCTGGGTGAATCAAACCTCGCCGCGAGCTTTGGCTAACGCTGCCAATGCGAACGCAACCATTGGGCTTTCCTTAAACTCCAGAGGAAAAAGTCCAAGCACGTCTTGCAAGGATTCATAAAGCTCTGGCGCTGCGGCGATTAGGTGGGCATTGGCATAACCTTCTTCGTATTCTGGACCTTGGCACCAGCTCGAATTGGAAACAGGCGTGATCCGGCAATCTGTGACAGGGTAGCCCATTCCGTAATTCGATAGGTCATCAGGATTGCAAGCGCCCCAAACGACCGTTGTTCCGCCTTCTACGCGCCAAGGCCCCTTTGTAAACTTTGCCTCACTCATAGCGCCCCTGCTTTCTTGAGGGCTTCACGAACAACATCAAGAAGACGACGACCATCAGGAAGGAATCGTTCGGCGCTCACTTCTGTCACCGCCAACTTCAAAGCCCCCACCAACTCATCATGCAGGTTCACGCATTTGACGATGTGGTCGGCGCTGGCCTTATCGAATGTTCCCTGTTCATCGGCTACACTGATGCCGTCGCTACCAACAACGTCAAATCTTTCTTGTCCATAACCGTCCGCAAGATCATGGTACGTCCAAGGCGTCGGCGTGTGCTTAACTTCACTCATTTTCTTCTCTCCACTAAGACTATTCACTCTATATGTTGACGCTATCACCTTCTACGCTGCATTGTCAACGGCTTTGCGTAAACAGCGTTATAATCTTGCACAGGATCTGGTTTCTTCATTTTGCCGGTCGTCATTCTATCCATTAGCTGACCTGCAAGGCCCAACGCGTCAACCTGGTCATCATGAACTCCTACAGGGAAACTCATCATTTCGCTTATCAACGCTTCCAAACCCGGCAAGTCCTCACTGATATACAGACCAGACAAAGCCATGCGACCACGAATAGACTGCGCGCGCACGGACTTGTCGCCACGGGTTGGGAACTGCTCACGCGCCACATACGAACCAGTCTCCAGCATACGTTTCACAAGGAACGGTCCAACACCTGATTTAATCTGTCCTGTTTCCTCAGCCCAACCAATCGGCTTCCACTTGCGTACCAAATCACAGAATGAATCAACCCACCTATCAGAGGATGATTGCTGCCGCCATAGATCTAGTAGCCAAACACGATCCATAGAATCAACGCCAACGACAACGTGAACAGTGTAATCTCCACCGTTGTTTGTAACTGCATAGTCGGACGCTCCGTAGATTGAAATGGTTTCCCGCAGCGGGATCTGAGATGCGGGGACAATCTTGAGCCATTCCTTTTTGAAATAATCACCGCTGTCTGGGGCTGGCCGCTGCTGGAATAGTGCTGACCATGTGCGCGGGTTCTTTCTAAAGTTAGACCAATGCCTTTCATCAAACCACTCAGGCCAGATCATTTCCCCAATCTTACGACCTAAAGGATCATCTTCACGTTCGCACTCGGCTTGGAGGCTGATAACCTCCCATTCAAATCCATCCTTCCCCATGATAATACCGGACTCACCGTTGTAGTTATCAGGTAGAATGCGTCCCGTAGGGTCATCCTCATGCCATCGAGTAAGAATGAAGGCCACACTTCCTCCAGGCTTTAAGCGCGTCTTTACTGAATCCTCATACTCGTCCCATGTCCGCTGTCTGATAGTTTCTGAATCTGCGTCCTGACGCCCTTTGATTGGATCGTCGATAGCAATGAAGTCAGCACGGTTACCTGTGATGCCGGAGATAATACCGCCTGACATATATTCAGACCCATTAGCCAGCGCCCATTCGTCAGCGGCCGCCTGATCTCCAGAAATTCCCGTATCGAACAATGCGGTGTATTTTTTTTGCTTAATGATTGATCGTGTTCTGCGGCCAAACTTCTTAGCCATGTCAGACCCGTAAGACACTCCAATCATTCTGAAGCCGGGGGTAGTTCCCATAGCCCATGAAGGCGCCACCACGCTGGCATATGTTGACTTAGCGCTACCTGGCGGCATGAACAACATAAGGCGACCGTAAGGCTTCTCGATACAACGCTGTAAAGCCTCAAGCATCAATATGTGATGATGAGCAAGAACCGTCTCCGCTAGATGCAAGGCCGTATCACTTGTGTCGTCCTGATCCTCAACAGGCGCGCCTGGAACATCAATATATCGGGCATAGTCTACAAGCGATCGCCTAGCCTTCCGTCTTGCTAGAAGCTCCTGCGCGGCCTGCTGTGGCGATATGGGCAAGTTCTTCATCAGTCAATTCACCTAAGCTGTGCTTGTGTTCCATACTTCCAGTCTGGTGGACTTCTTTTCGCTCTGTATAGTCTTCACGAAAGCGCGCTTCCATAGACTTCTTCCACACAGCGGCGTTAAAACCACCGCCGCCCAGAAACATGCCTTCACGACCTGCTTTTTCCCACCAAGACTGGCAATGAGCTTGTGCTCTAGTGAGCGCTTCTAAAAACTCAGGATTTTCAGCGGCCCAATTATCAATTGTCTGTCTGGAAACATCGAAATGAGCAGCCATTTGAACTAAGGAATCTCCTTGTTTCCCTAGCTCAATGACCGTCTCACAATATTCTGGTTTGTATAGGGTTGGCCTTCCACCAGCCATCACTAATTACCTTTGCATGAGTTGATAGTAGCTGAAACATAATATGCAATCATTTTATTGATTTGGTCTTCACCTCTATCAAGAAGTGCTTCACCCCCTGAAAATGTAACATTAGTTAAATTTTTTCCGTCTTTATTGAATTCAGCCTTAAATCCATTATCAATGTATTCATGGAATGACATTTCAATTCCATTTTCATCAATAAATGGCGTAATAAGCTTTTTAAATGTGTTCTTAATTTTCTCCATCACTCATATTCCTTCAAACATTTAACCTGAGCTTCCAGGAATTCAATCACACTTGCCACCGGCATGCTTGTCACCATCAAATTTACTGCGCATTCACAAAATTCCATTGATTGTCTTGCAAGGAAGAAATTGACTTCATCATCCACTATATCCTGAAGAGCCTTCTTGCCTTTCTTTGACATGTCATGCATCCTCCCTGACAATATTTTTATCATAGCTCTTTCGATAGCCAAAGTCTATGCCTGAGTATCCCGTTGTTTTCGTGACATGATGCTGGCAGTATCGGCTTTTCAGGTGGCGTGTATGAGAGCAAAACCTATGATTTTCTGGTCCCGATGTTAAAGGATAGAAACATCCAGTGTTTTCGACCAATGATAGACCTGGCAACCTTCCAATCTCGTATTCATCAAGACCCGGATCAAAGTATGTAGCTGTTTTCGTCCCATGGAATTGTGGATGAACGCGTCCTGCATTCGAGATAGTCTTTGCCTTCTTAGGCTTATCTGGTGATGATGCACGACGACTAGGCATGATAGACCTGTTGCGTTGAGCAAGAAGTTGAACAGCGTTTGTTGTCACACCCATTTCTGAGGCTATTTCCTCGTATGTCTTACCCTCTTTCCATAGCTTTCCGGCTTTTACAATATCCAGGTTCTGAATAAAAGACCCTCTTTTTTTAATCCCTTCCTTTGTTGGAAACAGGTCCTTATTCCGGCTTGCCATTCCTGAAACCATGTTTCGGGTTATTCCATATTCCTTTGCTATATCGAGATATGATTTGTCATTTGCCCACATAAGAGCGCATGCCTGAATGATCTCCGGCGTCCAGCGCCAGCTTGCACGAGGGGTCATTTGGAATTCTCCTTCTGATAACGCCGCACAGCTAACACCAATTGAGACATACATTCCGCACTGTGCTTTCCCGCCTTATGCGCTTCAACTTCTTTGATTAGGACTTCCACCAGGTGGTTGCGTGAGCCGCCTTTGCGGGAGTTGTTAGGGTCGTACATGTCAGTTCTCCTCTGATGCTAGTTTGTAAGCGACGATATCCAAAGGGTGATTATATTTATGATTAAAGTTTCCTTTATCGTAAGAATACCACTCCTTAACTCTCATAAAGTTTTCAAGTTCTTCTCCAGTCCTAAGCTTGACCATTGCTGGAATAGTCTCCAACGTCTCCGGATAAGGCTTCTCCGGCGTCCATTTCCATTCGGTCCAGTATTTATCTGTTGTCATAACCAAGCTCCCGTAAAACACATTTTACTAGCGGAATAAGACTCTCCGCATAGCATATCTCAACCTCATATTCTCCATCTTCTGACCGCGCATTTTCTTTCACCCCTTCATTGCGAAGAGCGTATTCAACCGCATTAAAAATCTCCAATTCTGTTTTCACTTCCCATACCTCCCATAAATACGCCCCACATTCGCACAAAAACCGGGCAAGGAGCCGTTTCTTGCGTATTCCTCACCCATACTGGCCGCCGCGTTACGGATCGACTGTACGAAGCTCTCTGGGGAAACTTTAACATGCGGAGCAACAACGTTAACCAGTTCATTGATTGCGCCCTGATCTGGTGCCAACTCACAGAACTGTCTGGCGGTCTCCATACGGATCAACCCCATCAAAGCATCTACAGGCTCCAGGCTGGCTGCAGATGCTGGCGCTGAGAAGATCGCGGCTGAAACTAGGATAGATTTAAGCATCGGCATCATAAAACTCCTCGTGCTTTGGCAGCATCTCCAACTTGCCTGTTTTACCATAAAGCAAAATATCTAAAACCTGACCGTCTTCAGTCTCGATACACATTCTCCGAGAATCCGCATTTGAAAGGAATCTTTTTTTCAACGTAATCGACTTAACTCTGTGTAGAACGATTTCCATTAAAATCTCTCCAAATACGATGCGATACACGCACCAACCAAAATTGCGAAACACGCAAATACGGGAATTGCCAAGAACCAATAGTGTGACATTTATTTCCTTGCCTCCAGCATGGCGTCAGCGTAACGATAGTAATACTCGGCCCGAAGCACTAAGAAATTTTGATCAATGTCACTTTCAAAAAATCCGAATGAACTATTCGCACTGTCACCCGCCAACGCCTGCCCCGCAAAATAATCACGCAGGGTCATGCCGGGATCAGGGTAAAGCCCTCCAGTTCCTTCACATGGAAATGCGCCGCCACCATTTTCATTATCTGTCATCATTTCATTTCTCCACTCGTTTCAATAGCCCCACACTACACCATAGCAAACGCATGTCAACATAAAATGTGAGAAAAAGTTAAGTCATTGATTTTGTTAATTATCTCGTTTTTTCTCTAAAAATCTCAACAGAAAAGAGAGGTATGTTTTCTTTTAAAATCAATGACTTAAATTACGTTTACACATTATTTCGGGATTTCGGTATATAAGGGGTAATATTGGCAATCATAATATCAGGAGTCCTATAAGGGGTAAGCACTTGATTTTATTAAATAATAAAGATTCTAACCTATACAGTATCTAGAGATACTATATTCTTCTTTACCCCTCTATTACAGGAAAAGCCGAGATAATGTGTAAATGCATGCTAAAACATTGAAAAGTAAAAACAATCCTTATCTCAAAAATCAATGTATTTTAGCGGGATTATGTGTAAAACAAAAAACACCGACAAGGGTTGACAAGCTCCAAATGATGGATTATTCATAAATAATTACTTTTATAAAGGAGAAAACAAAATGAAAATAGAGAGCGGAATAAAATTCATGAAAGATGAAGGTCGCGGTCGTCCTAATAAATATCCATTTGGAGAAATGGAAGTCGGGGATAGTTTTCCAGTTCCTGAAGGTGATGGTTTTAGGTCGAGATGTGCAGCCAGCGCATACGGAAAACGTTATTCAATGAAGTTTTCAGTTCGTAAATATGAAGGTGGATATCGTTGCTGGAGAGTCGCGTAAGGGAATGATTGAAAATGGCAATTTCATATCTTCAGCAGTTTGCTGAATCGGGTAATCGCGTCTTCTCTTTGGAAAGCATTGACGGCATTTATTGCGGTTGCGGCAATACAAAATGCACAGCCACAGGCAAGCATCCTGTTTCCGCCAATTGGCAAAATACACCAGAATGGGACGAGGATCAGATTGACGGCTTGAATGCCATGATAGAGCATTTGGGGCGAGGATTCGGCGTTCTCTGCAACAATCTTCTTGTTGTTGATGTTGACGCCAAGAATGGCGGCATTGAATCATATGCTCGTCTATTGGAGAGATTCCCTGATGTTGCCAGCGCTGGATTGATCGTAGAAACTGGCTCTGGTGGAGGCTCTAAGCATCTTTATTTCTCTTTGCCCGCTGATATTCACACGATCCAGTCAAGCCCTGAATTTCCGGGGATCGATTTCAAGCATACTGGTTTTGTTGTTGGGCCTGGGTCGCCGCACAAGAGCGGCAAAAAATATAACGTCCTTTCTGGCAATGTTGATGAGATTGATAAGGCTCCTGAGGGACTGGTTGCTTTTCTGAAGCGACCAGAGAGAAGGCATGTCGAATTTGAAGGCTCCAGCACAGACATTAGCGATAATTCTCTGCGTTCAATGTTGGGTTGCTTGACATGCTACGATGAATATTCCGATTGGGTTAAGATCGGCATGGCAATCCATGACGCAACGCAGGGGAATGGCGTTGCAATATGGGATGAATGGTCTAAGCGTAGCAGTAAATATAATCCTGAATCCATAGACATACGCTGGCATTCATTCGGCAAGTCTTCCAATCCTGTAACTGTTGGCACGTTGATCAAGCTGGCAAAAGACAGTGGATGGATTGAACGAGTTGAAATGGACGATGTTCCACTGCAAGGTTGGTTTGCTAAGGCTTTAACCGGATCTTCTGTCACTGAAGGGATGACTAAGGAAGACATTAAGGATGTAAAAAGCCCGCTCAAGGGGTGCCCTGTCGATGTGTCTACGATTGATCTTACTATGCCTCCAGGCTTTTGTGGGGAAGTGACGCGATGGATAAATACGCAGTGCCGTTATCCACGTCTAAACCTTGCTGCAATGGCTTCTCTATATGCTATTGGCAATATATCAGGTCTAAACTACGCAGTAGATGACAATTCACAAACTCGTGCCAATATGGCTTTGTTTTGTGTTGCTGGCTCTGGAACGGGCAAGGATGCAGTTCTCGAGGCTGTCAGTAAAATAATAATCACAGCTGGAATGTCCGAATGCAACCACGGTAAGATTAAGTCTGACCGTGAAATGTATCAAAACCTGATACACCATCAAGCAGCATTCTATACTATTGACGAAGTCGGAGCACATCTGGCTAAGATTAGCAACGCTGGACGTTCTGGAGCTTCTCACCTTGAAGGTGTTATTGAAACGTTCATGGCCGTATACAGTAAGGCTGAATCTTTTCACATCCTTGGAGGAGATGACAAAAGAGAACTAAGTAAAATTTTGCGTGACCGTCTTTCTTTCTATGCGCGAAAGGTGGAGGAAAACGAAGACGTTCAAGAAAGCAAAATGCATATTGAAGCTATCAAAAAACGCCTATTGAATGCAGACAGATTGGTGGAACCGTTCCTTTCATTAGCTGGATTTACCACTCCGACGCAGTTTTCAAGAATGATGACAATTGAGAATGCAGAAACTGGTTTTCTTGGTAGAACAATTATGTGCGTCGAGCCTGACATTAATCCTTATCCCAACCAAGGCTTTACGAAAGAGAACATGCCACTGGGAATGAGTATGAAAATATCGCAGCTGGCTAGTGCAGGGTCAACCAAGACCGAAGGAGAGAGGATTGAACGTAGAGGCGATTTGCATCTCGTAAAAATGACAGACGAGGCAAAAAAACTTATTGATCGTTGCATGATATGGGTAGTTGATTACAACCAGAGTAAGATTGAATTAGGCCTAGAGCCTTTCTCAGGACTTTACCGTCGAGTTTGTGAGAAGGCGATTAAGATGTCTCTTATTCTTGGTATTGCAGATGGAGAGATCGACGTTGAACACGTTAAGTGGGCTATGGCTGCATCAATGCGCGATGTTGAGGAAAAGGTCAGCGCCATTACGATTGAAGATAAGTCGTTCTCGAAGTCTGATAAGCTTGTAGCTTCAATTCTAAAATGCGTTAAAAACAAACCTGGCCAAACTTTTTCTTATATCTTTGGAAGATCGAACATCCGCGGGAAATATCAACGGGAAGACGTTCAAAAGGTAATAACAGCTATGGTTCAAAAGAATGAATTGCGCGTTCAAGTAGACACAGACAAACGCAACGGGGAAAAGTTAGAACGATATTTCATACGTTAAATAAAAAACGCGCTCAACAGGCGGTGGAGAACACCCGGAGCGCGTTAAAGGCAGCGAGGAAACGCTGCAAGAGTGAATATGCGATATAATGCAGAGCGTGTCAACTATGAAAGGAGGTGATGCCCTTTGGAGGAAACTAAATTCCCAATAATGCAAAAAGCCCCGGCGTAAAAACCGGGGCGTTGGGTTATTCAGAGGTTGGTGGAGCATCTAATTCTGCCCAATGAGAATAAATGGAAATTCCAAATTGAGAAATTTTTCTTTTAAAGACTGTCCCTTTAACCATTTTATAAACAATTGCTGTATCAGTATGCCATGTTTTCTCATTGCCATAATATACCCACCTACCCACTTTCACCATTCTATCAACTGGCGCACTATCAATCGTTTTCCATTCAGTCATTTCTCAGCCGCCTCAAAATACTCACTAAACTTAACCAGTGTTGACCATGTAGGGTTGATATTAGGATTAAGCTTCATTTGACTAACAGCCTGTTTTGAAATGCCCAAAGCCTCTGCGACCTTTGTTAGACCCGCATACGGCATTTCGCTAAGTCGTTTTTGAATTTCTTCCGGCGATAAAACTTTCATTCCAGTCCCTTATTTTTAAATTCGATACTTGACATTATCATTTTATAATGCGAAAAGCAACATGTAGAAAGCAAAAGTGGAGAATTAAATGTCTATCCTATCCAAAGCCACCACGAACCGCACTTGTGGTCACGTAATCACGCTAGTAGGTACGCCAGGAACTGGTAAAACATCTACAGCGTGTACTTTCCCAGAGCCATATCTTATCCGAACCCAGGGAGAAGACGTACCGCGTGACGTTAATCCTGTTCCTGCAAGCCTCGGTATTACAGACACGACTGATTTTCTGTGGCAGCAGTTGACGGCGCTCTTGCAGGATGAGCATGATTACCAAACTCTGATCATCGACAGCGTCACTGGTTTGGAATCAATGTTCATTCAGGACATCCTGCGCCAAGACACCAAAGCGAAGGGAATAAACCAAGCTCTAGGTGGTTATGGTGCTGGACCAGCGGCGGTTGCAGCCAATCATATGCGCGTTCGAAAGGCGGTTGAACTGTTGCGTACAAAGCGTAATATGAACACTGTGTTCGTGGCTCATGCTGACATTGGCCGCATTGACCCTCCAGACAGTGAAGGGTTCAATCAGTACACATTGCGACTGGCTAACAAGTCCATGGCTCCATACACAGATAGCGTTGACGTTGTTGGTTTTCTGCGTCAGGCAACTATTCTTCGTGGCGATGAAGGTGAAACCAAGAAAGCTATTGGCACTGGTGAGATTATCCTAACGTCTTATCTTAACCCAGCGTTTGTTTCTAAGAATCGTCTCGGATTAAAAGAAGACATTACGGTCGTGCAGGGTGAGAATCCCCTTGCTGCATATCTATAATTGAAGGAGAACTAACACATGTCATTCTGGAACACTTCGAGCGGCGAAAGCGCCGTAACAAATTCTACATCGTTTGAGATTGAAGGGGGGGGCGATCTTAGCCCTATCCCGAACGGAACTAAGGTTCTGGCTATCGTTGAATCTGCCGGTAAGCGCACTGTAAGAGACAGTGTCGAAGAATACGCAGAGATCAAGTGGTCTGTACTAAAGCCTGAAATCTACAAAAACCGCAAGATTTTTCAGAAGGTTTGGTGCTACGATCTAGACCCTTCTGCGAAAGATCAAACAAAAGCGCAAGCCAAGAAAGATAAGGCTTTGCGTATGTTGGCAACCATTGATTCCAACGCTGGCGGTAAGCTAGCTTCTGCTGGTGTAGAACCAACGTCTGAAGCGCTGGCGTTTGCACTCAACAACAAGACAATGGTTATTGGCTTGAACGTTTGGGAAATCAAAGACGCCAACGGAACGGCAACAGGCAACTGGGTCTATTCAGTAGCGCCAAAGGGCAGCGAAGTAACTTCCGATGCTGAAGCTGCAAAGAATAAACCAGCGCTAGTGCAGCGCGCACAGAGTTCGGGTATGCGGGATATTGTAGGAGAAGATATCCCTTTTTAGACTAATACCTTTCTAAGTTAATCCTTATGGCGTATAATGAAGCGCCATAAGGAGAAATAAATGAAAATTTGCTTTAAATGTGAGGTCGAAAAACCATTTTCTTGCTTTTATAAGCATAGCAAGATGGTGGATGGATATCTGAATAAATGTAAAGAATGCGCTAAATCTGACGCTAGAAAAAACAGATCAGAAAATATTGAATATTATAAAGAATATGACGCTTGGAGATTTCAAAACGATCCACGGGTTAAGGAGCGTCATAAAAGGTATGGTAAGACTATTGCATACAAAGAATCCATGGCTAAATCTACAAAAAAGTGGGTTAGAAATAACCCTGAAAAGAGGGCTGCACACATAATACTCGGAAATGCCGTAAAATATGGGAAAGTTATAAAGCCTTCAAATTGTGAGAAGTGTGGAAGTCAGGTAAAGTCAAAAAACCTTCATGCTCATCACCATGATTATACAAAGCCGATAGATGTAAATTGGCTATGTGTCCAATGTCATGTAAACGAACACAAAGATGGAGAAAACAATGCTTAAACTAGAAACTGGTAAATATTACAAGACGAGTGACGGACGTAAGGTTGGGCCTATGCAAGAGCACGGCTTGGGTTTCCGAGAAAAAACATGGGATGGACGAATTTGGAATGTGGATGGAGAGCCTTACGGCAAAAACAACACCAAAGAAGATACGCTCTTTGAAATCCCTTCATCTGAATCCCCCATCCGCGAAGTAACACGGCGTGAGTTGGTGGCGGGAAAATACGGTGTTGTATATATTAGTAGCGCTAATGAGATTGGGATAGCGTCAAGAAAGCATACACCAGAACAACTCCGCGAAGCAGCCCACACTCTAAACCAGATTGCAGAATATTTGGAAAGTGAGGGTAAGTAAGATGATTGAATTCATGGGGAGGTTTTTCATATACATAATTTCATGTGGCGTCAGTTACTACGTGGTTAAATCCATATATGATCATAATGGATATGAATTTAATTTTGGAGGAAGTCAGTTTTGGCTAGGGGTAATATTCATTCTTATAATTAAAATGTCTTATAAGATTTCTCATATAGGAGGATAAATATGACCTACACATACTTCGACGTAGAAACCATTCCTGACCAATCAGAAGGCGCATTGGAGAGGGCAAAAGAATCAATTAAGGTTCCAGCCAATTATAAGAACCCAGATACCATAGCGGCGTATATTGAAGAAAACGCACAAGAAGCATGGGAGAAAACCGCTCTTGATGGGTGGAAGGGGCATGTTGCTTCAATATCGGTACATGACAGAAAATTCATAATTCGTCATGTTAATGAAGAGCGTGAATTTCTGAAAAAGTTCTTCCATCACTTGGAATGCAAGGGGTCTATTACTCTCGTCGGCCACAACATCATTGGATTTGACGTTCCTTTCCTAACCAAGCGTGCATTGGTTTTGGGAGTTAAACTGCCACTGGATTACATTTGGCCGCGTAATCTTAAGCCGTGGGACACTCGCGTTTTCGATACCATGCTGCAAATGGGGAATGGCAAGGATTTTATTTCTCTGGACAACCTTGCAAAGAACCTTGGCATTAAAGGCAAGGGAAATACTACGGGCGCACAGGTCCATTATATGTGGCAGAATGGCCTGCATGATGAGATTGCGGAATATTGCGCGGATGACGTTCGTATTGTTCGTGAAGTCCATGAGCGTTTTCTTGCGTGCGGTTGGTGACATAACAAAGTGGAGAGATGGTTGTGAAAATATACTGCTGTGGGTGCGAAGCTCATGTTAACGCCCGCCTAACTGATGGAAAAGAAATATACCCCCATCGTAAAGACCTTTACAAATTACCATTCTGGAAATGTGATGAATGCAATAATTTTGTAGGTTGTCATCACAAAACTAATGATAGAACGGCTCCTTTAGGATGTATACCTACCAAGGAAATAAGAAGTGTCAGGAGCTTAGTTCACTCTGAGTTAGACCCTTTATGGAAAGGTGGAAAATATACGAGAAAACAGCTCTATGCCATATTAAATCAAAAGACGGGTATGGAAGGTGGATATCATACCGCAAAGATAAGATCTGTTGATGATGGAATGAAAATTTATCAACTTTTGAAGAGTTTATAATCATGACCTTCACCCTCAGACCATACCAGCAGGAATGCCACGACAAACTAACTGAATACCTACGCCAATACACAGAGCCGTGTCTTATAGATGCGGCTCCGGCTGCGGGTAAGTCTTACCTGATAGCGGCAATTGCTGATTTTCTATACAAAGCTAGCAATGGAAAGCGCGTTTTATGTCTTGCCCCATCTAAGGAGTTAATTGAGCAGAATGTCGAGAAATATCGTTTAATAGGTGAACCATGCTCTATATTTTCAGCAAGCAGCGGCGCGAAATCCACGAGACACAAAGTCGTTTTTGGCTCACCTTTGACTGTGAAGAACGCTATATCAAGATTCTCCAGTGGCTACGCCGGGGTCGTTATAGACGAGTGTCACGGCATTACGCCAACGATTAAGGATATTATTGATGCAATGCGCGAGGGCAACCCTAATCTGCGCGTTATAGGATTCTCTGGTACTCCTTACCGCCTTGGTGATGGTTATATTTATCAAGTAGATGATAACAATATCACGCTACCGCCTGAGCTAACGCGTAATCCATATTTCCACAAACTGGTGCATAGAGTTTCCGCAAAGGAGATGCTGGACGCTGGCTTTATATGCCCGATGAAGATTGGCGCTGTAAACGCCAGTAGATACGACACCAGTGGTTTGCATTTGAACCGTATGGGGCAATTCAACGCTGATGAAGTAGATCGCGCTTTTGTAGGACACGGACGCAAGACAGCTGCTATCGTTGCGGATGTTGTTGAACAGTCTCGACCATATAGCGGCGGGGTAATGCTTTTTGCGGCTACTGTTAGCCATGCGCAAGAGATTATGGCGTCACTGCCTCCTAGTATCAGTGCTATGGTTATAGGTGAGACGCCAAAGGGTGAACGCAAAGATATTATTGATCGGTACAAGAACAGGATTATCCGATACCTCGTATCGGTTGGGACACTCACAACCGGATTTGACGTTCCTCATACGCAAGTCATTGCTTTGTTGCGGCAGACGGAATCCAGTAGCCTTTTGACGCAAATCATGGGTCGTGCATGGAGATTGCATCCAGGTAAGGAATATTCTGTACTTCTGGACTACGCTTCCAATATCGACAACCATTTCCCAGATGGAGACATTTATAACCCTGTCATTCGCGCAAAGGCTGAAAAAGGAGAGGCTATTCCTCTTAGCGCCAAATGCCCCGAATGTTCTTACTCCAACCAATTCTCCTGTATCCCCGAATACGCAGAGCATGAGAAGGACGAAAACGGTTATTGTATGGACGTTTTTGGCAACAGAGTGGAAACAGAATATGGACCATTGTCGGGGCATTATGGTCGGCGATGCATGGGGTATATCCCGGCGGGGATGGGAAAAGTAGACAGGTGTGGATATTACTGGACATCGAAAGAATGCGATGCGTGCGGTGAAAAGAATGACGTGACAGCTAGGCGATGCATTGGCTGCGGTTGCGAGCTTATAGATCCTGCAAAAAAACTTATCGGAGAGTTTAGGGCTTTAAAAAAAGACCCATACCAACCTCAATGTGACAAGATAATCTCTATGGAGACAAAGCCCAGCGTTTCAAGATCTGGTAACTCTGTCATAAGGGTAGATTTTGTTACAGAACATAGACATTTCAGCATTTATCTAATGCCAGAAGGCCGAATACCCGCGAAGCAAATGGAATACGATTTATATGTCCGCGCAACGCAAGATGGAACGATAATACCTAAAACAGTTTCATACAGAAAGTCTGATGATAAATTTTATAGAATCATGGCCTTCAATAAACCAGAAGATAAAGAGCCAGATGTTGAAACTTGGAGAAAAACAGGATAGAATGAATTGAGCGGATAGGACGGCCATCCGAAAAGCAATTACGCTGATTGCCTGCCGCTATTTCAAAAGCGAACCTTAGCGAGGTTTATATGACGGAAATATCCCCAGAATATCTTAGATCTATTTTGACTTATTATCCGGATAATGGTCTTCTTTTCTGGAAATACAGGGAAGATTATTACAAGAGATGGAACGTTAGATATGCCAACAATCAGGCGTTCAATGTTACCTCTGATAGTGGATATTATAGAGGTTCCATAAATAAAAGATGGTTCCAAGCGCACAGAGTGGCGTGGGCTATTCATTATGGTGAGTGGCCTAGTGATATATTAGATCACATAAATATGGTAAAAACAGACAATAGAATATGCAATTTAAGAATTGCTAGCAAATCAAAAAATGCAATGAACATAAGAAAACATTCAGATAATAGATCTGGATATAAAGGTGTAGACTTTAGCAAGGTAAGTAACAAATGGAGAGCTAGGATAATGAAGTTAGGAGTAAATTATAATCTTGGATTTTTTGATAGTAAAGAAGAAGCATATGAAGCTTATTGTATAGCGGCATCTAATTTACACAAAGAGTTTAAGAGGACAAAATGACAAAATACCCCCCATTCCTACGCATCTACGGCGACCTATCCTATCGCGGTCCATGCCCGCAAGAACTGGTTGAACAAATTTCAATTGTGAACCAGATCAGGCGTGTGTATCCAGATACGTATGGTCGTATTGCCGTGCATATCCGAAATGAAGGTGCAAGAACGCACGGGCAGGTGGTAAGGCATAAAGCTGAAGGCATGGTTAAGGGAGCGCCTGATTTGGTGATTCCTGGTAAACCAACGTTCCTGTGCGAGATTAAACGCCAAAACTCGCAATTAAGCCGCGTATCGAAAGAGCAGTTAGAATATCTGGAAGCCGCACATAATGAAGGTGCATTCGTTTGTGTAGCATTTGGCGCTAAAGCGGCGTGGGAAGGATTTGAGGAATGGTTGAAATTAACGAAATCCTAAAAGAGCGTGGCGAAAGATACGGAGACTTTGCTGATGTATCCTCTCTGAGTCAGAGGCTAAAAGCAGAAATAAGATTATGCAAATCAAACAAAATGCCTTCTTACAATGAAGAATCACTGGATATGATCTGCAACAAAATAGCTCGCATTGTTTGCGGAGATCCTGACTATCGGGATAGTTGGGACGACATTGCAGGATATGCAAAGTTGAGCGCGGATAGATGTACGAAGTAGTAGATGCTATTTGCCAGCTAGAGGTCGAGGGATATGCCCAGCAAGATGTACTCTACCAGAGACTACGAAGACGTTCTCGAAGGTCGTTTATTTCTGGTAGACGTGTCTCAGGCGACTAGAGATCACGTGGTGCAGACGATACGCAAGAAAGCTAGTGAAATAGCGAGCCAGCGTAGATGGAACGCTAATGATTTTCCTTGGTATTTGCGAAAAGAATTGCAGCAAGCGATTGACAACATACTAGACAATATGTAAAGGTGAATTATGACCACAGTGGCTATCATAGCGAAGTCTCTATGTTCATTAATGGTAGACGTGGAGATGTCTGGATATCAACCGATCAATGCTTATTTCGCGGCAAGTGGAAACGAATTGCCGTATAATATGTGGATCAGCCTGACAAACAGCATATACGATATGCAGCAGGCACAAGATGAAGTGGAGAGATGCAATGGTTAATTCAGTGTGGATATATGGCTTGGTAGCGTTTGCTATCATTGCTGTTGGATATGTGGAAGGATTGCCGGTATGACCATCCCAGATGAAGCAGTGCAGGCAGCACAGAACGAGTTCAACAAATTCGGCTATACCGCCCCCAATGAAAAGGAGTTGATTGCCGCCATCACAGCCGCCCTGCCTTTCCTGCAAGGGGTGAAGGTGAAGGCGCTGGAGTGGCCTAAAAAGCTGGAGTTTAATCATGTGCTTGAGGCTGGGGTAGCGCGTTACCGGCTGATAAACTCATACGATGATGTTTATAGATGTTCGGTAGTGCCATACGATGACGACGCAGCCGACTTATGCGGAAATACGACCTTAGAAGGCGCCAAAGCCGCAGCGCAGTCCGACTATGAGGCTCGTATAAGGTCCGCAATCGAGTTGTTAGGAAATTCCGAACAACTCAACGATGTGCATACTACGCACACCCTTTCTGAGCAGACGACCGATATGGGAAATCCCATAACGCTCGATATCGGAAAACCGATAACGGACAAAACTACGCAGATGGTTATTGCTGAGGCCATTGAGAATGTATGGTGGCAGACGAGGGATTGTGATGTTGAAGAAATAGATAGCATTATCGATCACTTGCGCAACAATGGCTTGCTGGTTGTTGGAAGTCAGCGCTTTCAACAGATGGCAGATGCCATCCAACAAGCGTCAGCTTATCTCGCCTTAACGCAACCCAACAGCGCAGAAAAATTACTCGCTGATCTTGATGCAGCATTGAAACCCGTTGCGGGAATTCCCGTTTCGTCCCCATCCCTACGCGCGCAGGCGTTGGAGGAAGGTAAGCAGCTATATGGTCCATTCGGCCATTTGACCGGGGATAGAAACCTTTCAGAGGATACGTGGGAGGTTTATGACGAACCTGCCGCCACTGTCGGAGATATTTTTTCGATCCCTCTTTATGCCCTCTCCGACCCATTCAAGGAAATCGGCTTAGATGTGGATGTCAAAGCAGATGTTCTGTCACCTGATCCCGCTCAGTATCTTGAGATGGCAGTACAGGTTGCCGATAAGGCAAATAAAGGCTGGCTGAAAAAGCGCGATGTGACCGCCAACAAAAAAGAAGCTAGCGATTATGAGACAATGGCTATTGCCGCCTCTCATATATCCACAGCAATCCGCGCCCTCTCGTCTCAGTCTGTAGCGGACGAGGGCAAGGGCGAGTGGCGCGAAATTGAATACAATCACGCCTTGAAAGGTCGCCGCGTTAACCCTGCATATTTTCCATCCACTGGCGAGGTTTGCGAAATCAGCGGACCTAATTGCGATGACGATAAGGGTTATACGTGGGGCGAAACCACAGTCCTATGGCAAAATGAAATGTTCGTTCTCTATGGGAAAGATGGGTATTGGCCTGTCCTTCATAAGCATGAACACGTCCTGTTTCGCCCCCTCCCAGACTCACCAGGAGCGTCGGAATGAGTAATCAAGAACCGATGTTCCCGATCCTCAACGATCCTATGATCAAGAGCATCCCTTGGGCGGTGATGTTGCCTCACGAGAAGCAGGCACAGCGCAACCATAGTCAAACCTTACGAGGGCTTGCAGGACGCGGAGGGTTAAGCATCCATGAAGCCTACCACATTATCAGAGATGAAGAGTGGCCTTACCGCACATTCAAGCGAAGCAAGCTCAATGATGCCAAGTACAGGATGCAACTCATGATCGTACTGCATGAGTTCGAAGCCACCCGCCCGACAGGAGGCAGCAACCATGGCGAATGAAAAAGGTCCGCTATTAACGGCTCTAGAGGAAGTTAGAAAAACTCCCACCATAACATCTCAAGCCCTAGCCGCACGCTCTGCTAAGAACACCCTCCCCGCCGTGCCGGTCGAGGGGTTGGATCGGTATGGGCTGAACTGGCACGACGAAATGGAGCCGAATAGTGAAGGCGATTACGTCCTTTTCTCGCAGTCCGAGGCCAACATTGCGGCGGAACTCACTATGCAAGTAGAGATAGCTCAATTAAGGCATCTTTATACTCACTTAGTTAATGGGACATTTAAAGATGTTAAAGAATTAGCCAATGGTCTTTTATCTACAGTGATTGCTAGTCTTGAAAGACAACTCGAAGCGAAGGATGCGCGGGTTAAGGAGTTGGAGGCTGAGAATGCCGCTCTCGAAAAACAGGCCTTGCGGGACCGTAGTCTAGCGAACGAAACGCATAGCGATGCAACTCTTTGGCAATTCTCCGTCGATATGGGCGACCATCCTTCATTGCTCGTAAAGGTCTGGATGCAGCGCAAAGCCCTCGAAACCCAACTCGCGGCGGCTCGGAAGGCGTTGGAAGATATGGTGTCCGAATACGATGCGGTCGATCTATCCCACGACGAACCGGCGTCAATGGTTTCAGCAGTTGAAGTTGCCCGCGCCGCCTTGGAGTCCAAGCCATGAAGGATTATTGCGCAGAATGCGGTTGTAAGCTCCCACTTCACATGCTCGATGCTAAACCCACAATGACATTTTGGCTCCGCCTTGTTTCGCTGTTTCGCGGGCAGTCCTTCATGCTCATGTATGCTGCGCACCGTGGATACGACTTTGACCGCCTCGAATGTCATGTCTGCTACGGCGATGGATACGTGGAGGTCAAGCCATGAGCCTCGAATACATCAAAGATTATTATTGTGTTCCAGCTCGCATTGGCGGTCGCATCAAATACACCGGCGACAAGCAACCTCAGTATGGAACGATTGAAGGCGCGCGCAATCAGTATCTTCTAATTCGCCTTGATGGTGAGAAACATGAACCGGGTTCGTACCATCCAACTTGGGAACTGACCTATCTGGAAAGCAGCGCACTAGGGGAGCAGAGCGAATGAAGTTGACCAAAGCACGATTTGCTACCGTTTACAGCACCGTGGCGTTACTGACTTTCGGTTACGCTTCGACTGATCCACGGTTTTCATGCGGGAGCGGCGCTCTTGCTCCAGAGGGCGACATGTCTTGTGCTGTTATGTTGGGCGCGACCTTAGCAGCGCCTGCATGGCCGATATTCTGGACGTGGGAAGGCTTCTCTATCGGTCGCCAAGACCTGAAAGGAGGGGAGTGATGACTCCAAGAGGTAAAATTCTAGAGGATATTTCAGACATAGCAGAATCTCATAATCTAATCCTTAAGGATTTATTAAATCCAGGTAGGTTTAAACATATCGTAAAAGCAAGAAACGAGGCTATGTGGTACGTTCATGAAAAATATGATAGATCTCTTACGCAGATAGGAAATATATTTAATATGCACCATTCCACAGTTTTAAATGGAATTGGAAGTCACATGGCAAAATCTGGAATAAAAGATGAGTGGGCCGATATTTACCATCAAAGAAAAGAACGGAAAAGGATCAATCGTGAGATGCAGCGGGCCTAGATCTGCGTTGTTTTGGTTCGTCAATGTCGCCGGTCAATATTCCAACCCGAGATGACAAGACTTCAACTTGCGTAGTGAGGCGGTTAATATCCCGCCTCATTAGATCCATGCTGGATATCAATGTGTTTTGAAGAGCGTCTGTTCTTTCATTGGCTCTTTGCAGGCCAAACTCCAACTGATCAACGCGATATGCTATTTTACTAATGTCAGCAGTAGTTGCCTTAAGCTCAGAATTTTCTTGTGATAGAGATGAAACGCTTTTTTGCAGGTCATTCAAATTGGTACCAACATAGTATCCTAGCCCCAATATCATAACGACAGTAGGCAGATTTACCCGAAACCAATTTAGAGTTACCGTAGAATCGCTTTTCATTTCATCCGCTGACATTTATAAGCCCCATAACGCCCACGATGCTGTGCTACTTGCTGGGCGAAGGGTCTATCATTCTCAACGATATATCTTGCCGTTTGTTCCGATGGTGACATTAACACAAGTACATCACATGGGCTAGTTATCGCAGTCGATGAGCAAGACGCCATTGACAATACGATTAAAGAGAGTAATGTTACTTTCAATGAACAAAGAAAGGCATTACCAGTGGTAAAATATGGCATGTTAACTCCTATTGTTCGAGTTAAAGGAGATAGATGGAGATTTAAGTGCGATTGCGGAAATGAAAAAGAAATATGTATGTGCCATGTTAAATCTGGAAAAATAATTAGTTGTTCGTGCTTTGGTAAGAAAAATAGCCATAAAATTACTCATAAGAAAACAAGGACCCCATCTTATGTTTCTTGGGTAGGAATGAAGGGTAGGTGCCTCAATAAAAAAGATAGAGTTTTCCACATGTATGGAGGAAGAGGTATTAAAATCTGTGAAAAGTGGATGACTTTTGAAGGTTTTTTTGAAGATATGGGTGAAAGAGAAAAAGGTTACACCCTTGAAAGAATAGATGTAAATGGAAATTATTGCGCAGATAATTGCCGATGGGCAACTCAATCCGAGCAGTCTAGAAATAGAAGGGTGTCTATAGATGTTGAAATTAACGGTTTGGTTAAAAAACTTCCTGAGTGGTGTCATGATTTTAAAATTCCACCAAATGTAGCATTAAAAAGGATAAAAAGGGGATGGAGTGAAGTCGATGCCATAACGATACCTATTCGCAATCAATCAATAGGCAGATAAGACCATCATCATCAGCAGCATAAACGGCAGCGTCAACTTTCTTACCATCTTTCAAAACCTCAACTTTGTCACTTGCAAGCTTCTGCAGAACAGATTGGCGACCTGCTCCATATGCAAGCCAAATAACCCACGCTACAAAAAGATAACCTATAAACTTAACTATCGGAAAGTTCATGACGAATATCCTTGATTGCTTTTACAATCCACCCACGCAGCGCTAGACCACCAATAAGCACAAAAACAGCTACTGCAGCCAGAGCAAGAAGCTCACGCCATCCAAAGCCAGCAAGACCTAGAGCGCCAATTCCGCCGCCTGAGAAAATAGTACCAAGCCAACCTGCAAGAGAGAATTTCTTTTTCACCTCTTTATCTACAGAGGTGGGCATTACTGGCTTATCTACTTCCTTAGTGATAACCGAGGGCCTCTCAGGAGTTGGTTGTGAAGCCAAACCAAGTGCAAAGTCACGCACATTAGAAACGCGCTTTCCCCATCCCTTTCCAAATGTTGGCCAAGTCTTGAGACGCTTAAGAAAAGCAAGCCTGGTGTCGCACAAGGAGTTAATTACATTCCTTGCACCCATTTCTTTAATGGCTGCAAGGGTTTTAGGTCCAACCTTGCCATCCTGAGAGACTCCGACAACCTTCTGAAGGTCCTTAACTGCTCTTACAGGACCACTATTGACTGCGTAGTCAAATACCGCGAAGTCAACGCCATCAGGCAATTCTGCTCCATGTACCTTATCCCAATACTGGCGACGATAAACCGTCTCGATCTGTGCATCAGTTATCTTGCGTAGATCGTCCTTTGTCCCTTTTGGGTTTACGAATGAACGGAACGTAGCAAGCGTTACGCCTTTCATAGTTGCCCCGCCAGGGTCTTTAGGGTGGTCAGACCAGCCACCCTCATGTTTCAAAACCTCTTTGAGGCTTACTTTAAAGTTTCTGTCCATTTTTTAAATACCTCGTCTTTAAGATGTTCTTGCCACTGTTTTTCGGTCATTTGGCCAGAAAGATAGCACTCTAACAAATATGAATATTTCATCATGAATTGTACGCTCTTATAATTGCAAAACCAATTTCAACAGGCTCTGAAAGACTAGCTGCAGAAATGTTCCTAAGAGATAAAACAGCCAATCCTGTTTGCACATCTGATACTGTCAAAGTGTAAGAACCATACGATGCCCCACCTGTTATATTAACAATTAAAACATCAGAAGTCCTCAGGAACGAATTGTTAAAAATAAAATTAGCCAACCCACCAGCTGCAAGCAATGCATTATTCATAATGATTCGACCATTAACCCTATTAAGGGCTACAGAGGTAGCCTTAGAAGTTGCTTGAGTTACAGATCCTCCTGTCCCCACATTGTAACCCATAGGACCAAAGTTCAAGCCTATGTCTGTTGTTCCTATCAATGATGGGTGATTTGGAATAACCTCATTGTCTGCTGTCCCGTGGTTTAGGAAGTAATTTGGTCTAATTTTGTGAGTCCCATCTTCATAAACAACTGTATTCTTGATGGAGCAGCTAATAAAATCCATACCAGAAGGGAAATCATGATTAGCAAGTGCATCAAAAATTGCGCCTGTTGCTGTTGGCTCGTAGTCTACGAAATGACAACGATAAAAAGATATACTGTCGACAAACTTAAACCATGCGCATACTGCGGATGTCGCACCGGCGACAGCCTCAAACCTGCATAGTTCAAACTTACTTAACCATGTGTCATTATTAGCTGAATAAACTCCATCCATGTAAAGGCCGATGCTATTTGGTAGAAATAGAGCACAAGATATTCTTTTGAAATCGTTTGATATGTTATAGTTTCCTGTAGGAAGTCCACCGCCAATAATTGCAAAGCCTCTATCCTTAGGGTTAACAATTTTAACCTCGTCAAAGCTAAAACCACTACCAGATGTTATTAGTATTCCAGCTACCAAACCTCTACATTCAAGAAATATACCTTTTAAATCGCAATTGCTTATTTTACCTCTGTAGTTGATAAATGGAGAATTTGTTTCCGCACCATACCAACTAAATATTGTGGACACTAAAGTACCTGAAACTGCGGCTCCAGCTCCGCCACCTATTATTTTAATAGCATTTTTTGTAGACTGGTTAGCCAGACCATCGCCATCGCCAATATTAATTGTACTTCTTATAATATACCTTCCAGAAGGAACAAATAGCGTTCCACCCCGCGCTGGTAATGCGTTAATGGCACCTTGAATAGCTGCAGTATCATCGAATGAACCATTTCCTAAAGCGCCAAAACATTTAACGCTAATTCCAAATGAAGGGATTACAATTTCCCACCATGCTCCGTCAGCAGACTGGAATTTACCAATATGAGAAGGTTCTGTTAGTACCTTTTTATACGTCGCGCCGCCACCGTCCCCAGCCGTGGAATACCCTGAAGTCTGAATAAATTCATCAGACGGAGAAAAATTCATTAAAATAGCTGAAGATCTTGTGTCTTGAAGCCTAACTTCGTTGGCTACAACAGTTACATTACCTCCAGTGGGAGTCATGCCATTTACTGACTTTACTACTACAGAATCATTTGCCTTTAAATTCAAAGCAGATTGTGTAGCAATAGAAATTGGCTTATTGGCGTCTGAAGTGTTGTCTACGTTGCCAAGCCCTACATCCGATTTAACCAAGTTTACAGAATTACCGCTCTTCCCATTGACTGATTGAACTGCGCTATCAGCCTTAGATCCTTGTGCGCTTGATGCAATAGAAGCTCCAATCTCAGACGAAATTGATTGCTTTGTACGAAGAGGTGTCATACGTTTGACGTTGTCAGAACCTGCAACGGCTTCAGCCTCTGTTGCAACTGGAGCAACTGAATCTGTCATCGATACGGGGTCAGTTTGCCTTACACCATCTGCGCCTTGATCTACAATAATAGCATCCCCGCTACGAAGAGGAAGTATAGCATCTGGAAGTGCATTAGGGCGAATGTCAACCATTAGTAAGATACCTTTATTATTTTGTTCATGATAAGAGTTGGCTGCACATTAGGATGTGCCTCATTATTGCCTGATGCATTCGTTGTAAAATTATGTGCATGTATGCCAGCAAAATCAGTTGTTCCTGAGTTGTCTATGAACTGAGATCCTTGGACTCCAAAAGTTCCATAATTTGGCCCTCTCCCTATAGGGTGAGCATGGTTTCCTGAATTTTCTGTGGTCCCAGTATGCGTGTGTGATGGCATCTGACCATTAGTGAGAACAATATTCTGAGAGCCTCCAGACGCACCTATAGTATCAGAAGTAATTACACTGGTAAGTCTCTGAGCGGATACCCCCCCCATATTATCTTTACCAGCGCCTACGCGTCCTCTAAGATCAGGAAGAGTAATAAATTGGCCTGTTACAGAACGATTAGCTGCAGGGTCTGTCTGAGAAGTGGTGCGATAGCCAAAACCAGCAGTTGCGTTAAGTGCATTTCCAACATAACAAGCGGCAACAAATTCAGGATATGCAGAAACTTCAATGGCCTGACCAAAGCAAAGAAGCCATGTATCAGGAGCCGTTACGCCTGCAAAATCAATTACAGAGCCAATCGGCGTACCATTCTGAAACTGAGATAGTGTTACCGCGTTGCCGGGCTGTGTGGCTGCTCCAAGATTAGCAATCTGAAACCCAGACATTGCAAGATTAGCGCGCATTCCGCCTTGACCATCACGCGACAATGACTGAGTCATCATCGCATATAGATCTACCAAAGCAGGGTTGTGCTGAGATGGAAGAATAGTATCGCCTTGATTGACGATAGTACCGGGTAGTGGATTCGTGTTTCCGTTGCTATCGCGTGGCATTAGTTTCTTCCTTGACCATTGCTTATCAAAGCTTGTATCACACTTAGGGTGCGCGGGTCTATTGCAGACATATTTGGAGCAACCTGATTAGCCAAATAAGACTGTACTGGGCGGCTCATTAATGCGGCACCAGCTGCTCTAGGCGCTAGAAGTCCGGCGATCATACCCGGAACGCCTCCAGCCAATGCGCCGCCACCTGCAAGAATACCAGAACCAAGATTTTGCGCTCGAATACGACCAGCGGTGCCAGAGTTTGGTAATGGCGTCATTACAGCCTGACCAGATCGAGCCAACTGATCGAAATCGCCGGTTCCTCTTGCGTATTGCCCCTGACGCCCTGATGTGGCTGCCTGACGTAGTTTTGCAGGTGAAATACTTCCTAATGCTGCATTCTCTCCTGCTCCAGTTGCGGCTTTCTCCAGCACTTTCATATTGCCGTATTCTTGACGAAGACGTGACCACGTGGCCGCATCTTCTGGAGATACGGAACGGGCCATCGCATTATCCAAAGAATTACGAACACCGCGATACGCCTCAGCCAAATCGGGCGCATTATTACGTGCGTTAAACGCCTTTTTAGTAAGGTTGGATCGAATGGACTGATACTGCTGACCAGTCATAGTTCCGTTGCCACCTTGCAACTGAAGGCCAATATCTTCTACGATATTGCCAAAGACCTTACTTTGTTCAGAAGGAAGCGTTCTGTTGTAATCTCTCATTGTTTGCGTTAGGTCACGAAGCCAAGGCCCGTCAACTTTCAGAGTGTTTCTTGCAGATACGTCACGAAATCCTTGAGAAAGTCTATCCGCATTCGCTGACATGTTCTCAGGCGTTGCAAGCCCTTGACCGCCTGCACGTTGCATTGCTGCATTTGTGAATGCGTTGGCTTGGTCATCCATCAAAGCAGCGGCACCGCGGCCACCCAATTCTGATTCCATATAACGAAGGCTCTGCGAGCCTGTGCGTTGTCCGGCTGTTAACGGAATGCCTTCTGCTTCCAATGCGCTAATTGCAGATTGACGCTCTGGTGTAATAGAGCCCCCAAAAGGTGAAATAGCCCTAGACGCCAAGGCTGGCAAAGCAGGCGCTGCCAATGCGGCGGCAATACGTGCATAAGGCTCTAAAGCAGTGCCTTCGGTTGCTTGACCTGCGGCCTCGCTTGCCACCCCCGGAAGAACACCAAAACGGGCAAGATTGCCTGCGCCCAATCCGCCAATTGCCGCCCCCGGAAGCATTTCTCCAACCGTTCCAGCGTACTGCCCAGTTGTCGTCTTGCCCCTGTAATCTGTTGCGCCTCCGGTTATGTTTGAAAGACCTGATTGCAACATACCTGATGAAAGAACATTTCCAGTATCCTGAATACCAAGATTCTGCATAGCTTCAGTGCGCGTAGGCAAACCAGCCTGACGCATAGCCCATTCGGCTGCGCCGCCGCCTAAATCAGCAATGGCACCCGGTAAACCTGCAAGGCCAGCAACGCCGCGGGCAACACCTGCTCCACCAGCCTTTAATGCATCTGCTGCTGTTTGGCCCCATGTCATTTCAGGGTTAGACAACGCAGACATTTCTGCCAACATTGCAGGATCTTCAGCTGTAGCAAATTGCTCCTGCATTGGCTGTGGTTGAGATTGTCCAAAAGAGGCTGCAATTTCATTAACGGTAGCTTCTTGCTGCTCTGGAGAGAGTTGCAAAAAACTATCGTCCACCGTTACTCGACGACCGTTGACATTAAGTGTCGCCATTATTCAACACTCCATGTTACGCCGGTTGATGTTCTGTTTCCTGATGCGGTGCCCCCTGTGGCTCTTTGAGCCTTATCCATACCTTGCTGCACAATCTTACGGTAATCCCTAACTGCAGCAAGGAAAGCTTCCTTACTAGTCGCTGTATCCATGCGGTTGACCGCTGCTGTAGCGGCTGCGCCTTCAGCGTTGGAAAGAGAACCCATACCGCGCATTTGCTGGATTGCAGAGAGGAACGCACCAGAAGATGCTTGTTTTACAACGTTTTGGAAGTCGTACCCAGGGGTTCCGGGAATTATATTGCCAAACGATGACCAGCCTGTGCCTATATCAATACCTGGATGATTTTCAACTTGGTCCAATATGTCCAAAGCGTTACGACCAGCCTGCATATCTGCTGGAGCAGCGAGGCGTTTTTCAGCTTCGGCTTTGCCCTCAACTTGTCCTCCTGCAGTTTCAGCAGCAGCGGCTCTACCTGTCTCAATATTCGCTTCATTTCTCGCTGTCTGCGCAGCACCTGCAGAAAGACCGGCCCCGCGAGTTGCCATGAACTGATTGTACTCAGGTGAACCGGGCTGGAACCCAGCAGCTTTAGCCTGCTCATCCAACGCGCGGAATGTTGCAGGAAGACCACCACCATTAAGCATAAACTGCTGGTACTCAGTAGAACCAGGCTGAAGTCCTGCAGCCCGAGCTTGCGCATCCAGATTGCCAAATGCGCTATTGGCGCTAGGAACTCCGCGCTGTAGCTGTGCAGTCTGCGCTTGCAACTGTGCCAGCTGTGCTTGTTTGTATGGATCGTTCGCATCAAGCTGTCTGCCAAGCAACAAAGAAGCTACCTGACGCTGTTGTGGAGTTGCATAAGGATCAGACAGAGCCTGAATAACGGCGGGGTTAATGCCGCCTTGTGCTTGTGACTGCTGTGGCGACGACTGCATAGAAGGAGCATCTGGGAAGTAACCAGACAATGCTTGTGCAACTGGACTTGCGCCGGTTGGAGATAATGCCCCACCAAGCATCATGTCGTTTTGGGCAAGAAGACTGGATTGTGCTGGTGATGCAGCAGGCTGCGCAGGATTAACAGGAGCGTCTGCGCCTGCTCCACCTGCATTAGATCTTTGCATCGCCGCCGCCTCAGCTTCTTGGGCGCTCAAGAACCTAGGGAACGATTGACCGCGCCCAAATTCATATTGCTGCATTGCTCCAAGGATGCCTTGCTCGTCTTCTGGATTAAATCTCACAGGTCCATTATAACCCATCCACAATGAAGGAACGTTTGTAAACTGACCATCTGGTAACTGCCAAGTTGTTGAGAGCTCAGTTGAATAGCTTCCATCTTGATTGTTTATTTGCTCTCCAGGCTGAAATGGTCGAAGATTGCTCCCATCTGGCAGAAACCCAGCATTCCACCTATCAGCAAAAGACGATGAGTTCGGTGCATTCTCAATCTGTGGCGCAACCTGCGCAATAGCCTCCTGTGGCGTTGTAGCAACACGCGCATACTTTGCAGCGCGAGACTGCCTATGTTCAGGTGCAGGTCGCAAGAAATTATTAACAATAGCTTGTGCAGCAGTGGCCGTGTCAGGGGAAGATAGGATTGACTTAGCCGCTCCAGCTTCAGAGCCCTGAAGTTCATTCATAAGGAAATCAAGCTGTGCGTCCGAACTATCTACTGGCACTCCACGCTGCGCTGCGAATGCTTCATATTCACGACGACGAGGACCGGTAAGCTGGTAAAGACCAAAGCCACCACGGCTCCCAGGTACGGTAGGGTTTTGCTCATTAATGCCAGGATTAAGGCCGCTCTCATCTTGGAAGTTCAAAATGAATGCATCAGCGATATGTGGCTGCAAACCGCGGTCAATCAACCCTTGGCGAATTTCAGGGGCGGAAGGTACAGAAACAGGAGTTCCAGTTGCAGCAGCGCTAGTTGGCGATGCGCCACCTGCTACTGCGCTCGGATAGGCCCCGCCACCTGTAAGGCCACCCAACATTGCAGCGATTGACGACTGGCTTGCATCTGCATTGCCTTTAATTGCATTGTCGGCTTCACGACGACCGGACCCTGATTGGTATCCAAGTAATCCTTTATTAAGAACAGAAGCCCAGCCACCAGCGTCAGGGCTAGTATCTGTAGCCCTACCAATCAAAGATTGCGCAATTTCCTGACGCTGTGCAATTTGCTCAGGTGTAAGGCGCTCGCCGTTTGGCCCTGTAAAAATAGCGGGGATTAATTGTTGAAGATTGCCAATAGCCATTAGCGCTCACCCCAACGTGAAGGGAATGAAATTCCTCCCGGCTGATTTAACATGTCTTGCATCTGTTGAGGGGCTTGACTCATCTGACCACCGCTCATCATCATAAGAGGTTGCTGCATTTGTGGTTGCATTGGCTGCTGCATAGCGAATGGCGATCCTTGTGCGCCCATAACTGGCGCTGATTGCTGTGGCTGTTGCATATTGCCGAACATATTATTAAAAAACATCATTTCACCATATCGTAACGGACGCGATAGTACCCATCGGCATCCGTGGTTACGGCTTCCGGCTGCAATTCCAGAAGATCCTGTGCCATATAGCCAATGTGTGTTACAGGAGATCCAATGTACTTAAACTTATAAACTGGAACGCCGGAATCAGTCTTACCAATTCGCTCGATATCTTCTTTAAGGCGACGATCTGAAGGTATTGGAAGAGCGGATGCCAAACCTCCAAACAACCCACCAAGAGCGCCCATCTGGCTGTTATAACGGCTCATGTCTGCCTGATATTTCTGATTAACAAGACCAGAATAATCCACACCAGCTACCTGAGACTGCGGGGTCTGCGCAAACGTACCATTAGGAGACTGCACCTGAGTACCAGACATAAGGCCAATGATTTCGTTCAATGGCTGGTTACGTTGCGCAAGCTGTTCTTGGAATGCCTGAGAACGTCCTGTCAAAGCAAGCTGATTGTTTTGGTCAGTATTAGCGTTAGTAAGACGCGCCATTTCAGTATTGTATGCAGCTGTACCCGGCCTAATACCGGAATTAATCAAACGGTTTTCTAGATCTTTACGGTTCTGCTCCTGCTGCGGCGCAATACGACCTTGAGCCAAATCATAAGCCCAATTTTCAGCAGACTGATTATTAAACTCGAATGGGCTTTTAAGATAATCTCCAAGCCATGCAGACTGATCATTGGCAATGTTTGCAAGGTTTCCTTGCGCAGACTGAGATGCGTCGAAAATCTTCTGCTGTTCTGGCGACAATGTTGTATTTGCAGTGTACTGAGGAACCTCAATGCGCTTACCGTTAGGGTCCGTAACCCATGTTGATCCGGTCTGCTGATAATCCAGAGATCCCCATGGCGAGTTTTGACCAATCATGTTCATCTGCTGCTGCTGCTGAGCCGTGAAAGAGTTCCACGCGCCTTGCGCCGCTGCCGTCTGTGCTGGATCTGGAGCTTTAGGTGCGGATTTACCCATTACACCACCTCTACTGTGTTGTATCTGGACGCTCTCCACTCGTCGTCATTCATCGTGAAAATATATTCAGACTCATCACGCCCACGCAAACGTGGTACGTAAACTTCTGAAAATCCAAATTTTCTTGCAATACCAATCATCGTTTTATTTCTTTCGGAAACTCTCAATACAACTAATTGACAGCCTAGACGAGTGAATGGCAAAAAGAACATAGCATTAATCACGCTCTTTGTCAGCCATCTTTTACTAACCGAAGCCGAAGACAATTCTATAACGCCGCTTTCAGGATGGTAATTGTGATACAATGTGCCAGCGATTAAATCGCCGTCCTCAAAAACACCCATACTACAGAAGTCTTTTATTGTTATATTGGCTTCTCTGCATACAAAAAACCCAACAGCTTCATTAGCCGCCGGGTTCATTTTTTCGCTGTAATACATGGTGTGTATCAAGTGATGATCTCGCCCATTGTGAAACTCATTTCGAGATTAATAATCTCTACGTCCAAAGGAACGTTGCCGCCAGAAGTTACCTGATAGCAAAGAGAAACATAATACCCTAAACCTCCTAGTGATTTCCACTGCTCGCTAATGACGGTTGGGTTCGTCCCCCCCCATACAGATTGCCCCCAGATTCCAGACCCCCATGCATTAGAGCCGTCTGCACTGCTTGCTGTTGGCTGATACCCTGGATTGATATCAAAGTCAGACTTGAATTTCAGCGAATAAGACAAGTTTGTCTTAGCTCTGGTTTTCCCTCTACCAAGCTTTGGGACCTTACGATTTGAAGGAAAACCGAGATCATCAAACAATGGGATATAAACGCCAGTAAACGTCTGCCCGTTGTCATTCCCTGTTACGTTAGCCTTGAATACCTCACCGGCTGGACCGCCGAAATAAAGTTCCCCTTGGAACACACACATAGCTCGGGCATCCCAATTGGTGTAACGACACCATGCGCCCGTTTCAGTATTTGAAATAAGCAACG